CTCCCTGGCCAAGGACACCGACCGCCTGCGCAACGGCATGGAAAAGCTGGGCAAGGTGCGCGGCCTTGAGGACGCGCAGAAAATGGCCATGGACATGGTCGACCCTTGGCAACAGTTCGGGGCAGCGGTCGAAGCGCTTCGCATCGCCTTTGGCCAGGCACTGATTCCGATCCTGACGCCGTTGATGGCCAAGCTGTCGGGCATCGCTGGCACCATGACCCGCTGGACGCAGATGTTCCCCAACATCACCCGGGTGATCGGCATCGTCACTCTGACGATCCTGGCGCTAATTGCCGTTATGTCCCTACTGACTTTTGCCGTCGGCGCCGGTCGCATGGCCTGGCTTGCCATGGTCACCGTCTGGAAAGTGGTGCAGATGATCAGCCTTCGGACCACTGCAGTGTTCCTGATGCAGAAGCTGATGATGCTGACCTATATCACGGTGGTATATGGCCTGACGGCGGCTCTAACCCTGATTCGCGGCGCCATGCTTATGTGGCAGGGCGCGATCTGGCTGGTCAACGCCGCGTTGCTGGCCAACCCGGTCGTGTGGATCGTGGTCGGCGTCATGGCCCTGGTCGCGGCGGTGATCGCTGCTGTCGTGTACTGGGACGAATGGACGGCCGCGCTGATGAACAGCGAGGCGTTCAAGTGGGTCAGCGACCAACTGACCGCGCTGTCGGACTGGTTCGCATCGATGGGCGGCTGGGCCGGGATGGCCAAGGCTGCGTGGGACGGCATCGTCGCGATCTTTCACACGGCAATCAACGGCCTGATCGAGATGCTGAACAAGATCCCCGGCGTCGACATTGAAACCCGCTTTGGCGCCATGCCAGAGCTGCCTGGCACCGACATTGGCGTGAACAGCCAGGATAGCGCGGCAGCGGCGCAGCGCGCCCAGCAGACCATCAACGCGGCCATTCCAAGCCTGTCGCCGGCGCGGCCCAACGCCGTGCCCCAGGGCGGGCTGCTGACCAGCATCCAGAACAACACCAGCAGCCAGAACAAAGGCATGCACGTGGAGAAAGTCGAGATCCACAACAGCAAGCCTATGACGTCCCTGGAGATGGAAAACATGGTCGCCATGTCGGTGGGCGGATGAGCGAGTACATCGATCTGCTGATTGCCGGCAACGACCTGGTGCTGGACCTGTCGCGTCAGCCGCTGCTGATCGATGACCGGGCCAGCATTGCCCAGGACATCGCCCACATGATCCGCGACAGCGGGCTGCTGGTCACCCTGGTGGCTGAGCGCGATCGGCTCAAACAACGCGACTGCATCCAGCAGCTGGAACTCCTGGTGGAGGCCGACGAGCGCCTGGTACCGGGCACTGCGCAGATCACCCAGCTGCAGCCAGGCCAGTACCTGGTCACGGCGACAACCCTGAAATTCGGCGATATCGAGGTGGATTTGTGAGTGACGTAGATTTCAAGCAGGCGCTGGCCGACGCCGGCATTCCCACAACCGAGGCAGGGCTCCTGCAGGTGTGGGAAAAAGAAGTAGCCGCCCAAGGCAGCAAACTGAGCAACACCAGTGCCTATTCGCCGTTTTGGCGAGTGGTACGCTCCCTGGTGACCAAGCCGGTGCTGTGGATCCTGGATTTCTTTGTAGCCACGGTGCTGCCCAACTTTTTCGTCAAGACCGCTGCAGACGCCTGGCTCGACATGCTGGCCTGGGCCGTGAACGTCGAACGTAAGGGCGCGACCAAGGCCAAGGGTTTTTTGCTGTTCACCCGCGAAGCCGCTGGCGGCGCCCTGGAAGTGCCGGCCGGGACACTGGTGCAGTCCGCATCGATCAACGGCCATATCTACCAGGTGCTGACCACCGCCGTGGGCGTGTTCGCCGACGGGCTGATGCAACTGCAGATCCCGGTCGAAGCGGCCGACACCGGCGCTGGTTTCAACCTGGCCCCGGGTTATTACGCGATCCTGCCCGTTCCGGTACCGGGCATCGCCCAGGTGGTGAACAGCGACGGTTGGTTGACCACGCCAGGTGCGGATCCTGAGCCGAATGACGAACTGCGTTTGCGCACCCGTAACCAGTTCTCTGCGGTCAACCAGTGGCACACCGACGCGGTGTACCGCGCCATGATCTCGGCCTTCCCAGGCGTTCGGCCTGATGGCGTGTATTTCGAACACGGCGCGCCACGTGGCCCGGGTAGCGCCAATGCCTATGTGCTGTTCGAAGCCGACGTGCCGGCGGCGACGTACTTGGAACAAATAAACGCGCATATCCGCGACCAGGGCAACCATGGCCACGGCGATGATCTGTTGGTGATGGTCATGCCGGAGACCCAGCACCAGGTGCAGTTGGAGATCTGGCCGCGCTCGACATTGACCACTGAACAGCGCGAAACCCTCAAAGACAACGCCGCACTGTTCGTGCGTGCCGCGTTCCGTGACAGCACCGCTACGGACTTTCAGCCGACGCTGACCTACCCGCAGTCGCGCTTTTCTTTCAGCCGCCTGGGCGAAGAGCTGCACCAGCACTTCACTGGCATCGAGTCGTTGCGCTTTGCCACAGACGACATTATCAGCGAGCTGAACATCCCGCGGATCCAGAGCTTGGAGGTGCTGCTGCATGATTAAGATCGATCTGCCGTTCTGGCTCGATGGCCCCGAGCTGGCCAAGCTCAAGGCTTCGGCCCAAGTCTGGTGGGAAAAGGTCGAGGGCTGGTTGCGTTGGCCACTGCTGCAGATGGACGCCGACACCTGCCACATCACCGTGCTGGACCTGCTGGCCTGGCAGCGCGATATAACCCGCTTCAAGGGCGAACCCGAGGCCTTGTATCGCCTGCGGGTCAAGCACGCCTTTATCAATGCCGTCGACGCCGGCAGCACTGCCGGGATGAAACGCATCCTGGTGCGCCTTGGCGTCGGTTACGTCGAGATCGAGGAACGTCAGCCCGACCGGGATTGGGACGTAGTGCTGCTGCGTTTCTCCGACTCGCAGCTGTCGCAAAACCCTGAGCTGCTGCGTGTGCTGATCCAGCAATACGGCCGCACCTGCCGGCGCTATGACTTTTCCACCATCACACCGGTGCCGGTGCAAATCGCCCTTGTCCACTTTCACGACGATCAGCAAACGCTGGTCGCCAGCCTTTAGGAGCCCTCATGGGAGCCAGTATTACCCTTGCAGGTGAAAACCTGATCGCGCAAAAACAGGCCGCCAATGCGGGCTTGAAAGTCAGTCGATTCATTTTTGCCAACGTGCCCGGGTTGAATCCCAATGCGCCTGTAGACCGTGCTGCGCCGAAGCCTGCGGAGGGACAAATCGTCTATGTCCGCGAAATTGCCGCCGAACATGCGGGATACGTTAACCCCAACCAGGTGGTGTACAGCGCGCAGATCGGGTCTGACGTCGGCGATTGGGACTTCAATTGGATCGGCCTGGAAACTACAGAGGGCGTGCTGTTTGCGGTGGCGTATGTTCCTGTGCAGCAAAAGCGCCGCAATATCCCGCCGCTGCAGATCGGCAACAACCTGACCCGCAACTTCCTGGTGGCGTTCGACGGTGCGCTGGCCCTGACAGGCATCACCATTGATGCCAGCACCTGGCAGCACGACTTCACTGTGCGCCTGACCGGCATTGACGAGCGCGAGCGCCTGAGCAATCGGGACGTATACGGTCGGGCCTGTTTCTTCGGCAGTTCGCTGCAGTTGGAAAAGGTCGGTAGCAGCTACCAGCTCAACCCTGGTACCGCGTATGTCGAAGGGATTCGCCTTGTGCAATCGGCGGCGTTGCCAGTTGTGCCGCCGGCACTGCCTGCCAAGGCTTGGCTGGACGTTGTGCTGCAGCGCGAATTGAGCGACGTAGTGGCGAGCTGGACGGTGGTTTTTGGATCTGAAAAAGCTGACTACACCGACGCCCTGGGGGTGAAGCACTACTGTGTGGCGATCGCGGATCTGGCGGTTGCCGGTGTGACGGATCGCCGTCCGGTCGAGGCGATCGACGGCCCCCTGGTGCAACAGTTCGCCCTGCGTACGGGCGACTATGAGCAATTGCGCGCCCGGGCGACCACCAAAGAAGACGTAAAGCTGGGCAACCTGCCGAACGCCATCAGCGATGACCAGGACACCAACAGCAGCGCCATTCTGGCCACTACCAAGGCATTGAAAGCCGCCACTGCAGCGATCTGGACAGGCATTGCGAACATCGTTTCCGGCGTCACCGTGGTGGGCAAGGCTGCGAGATTGGCCACCACCCGCAAGATCTCTGTAACGGGGTCAGTGACGGGTAGTGCGGATTTTGATGGAAGCGCCGACGTGACACTCAACTTGGTGGCCGCACAGGCCAGCGAGAGTGTGGCGGGTAGTGCCAAGGTGGCCAGCCAACTCCAAGTTGACGAGGGTCTCAATGACGCTACCTATGTCACTCCGAAGAAGCTGCGGTGGGGGATTGCGATCAGCCTGACAACCAACGGGTATGTTGTGTTTCCCAGCTGGTTGGGGGGGCTCATTTTTCAGTGGGGTAAATCCTCCGCTCCCACTGGTGACGGTGACACTCTCGTGGCTTTCCCGCTTCAGTTCCCGACGGCTGTTTTCAGTGTTGTGGACTCGTTCGGTTATTCAGATACGACGCGTATCAACAGCGGTGTTACCGCCCAGGTCAGAAACATTTCAAAGTCCAGCTTTGTCGCTATTCGAGAGGACATTGGGACGCTGACGTCAATTCCAAACGGATTCATCACTTGGTTCGCAATAGGTAACTGACCATGAGACGTCTATACAGCCAGAGTACCCAAAACTCCTATCTGGCAGGTGTAAATATGCATGTGAAACCAGCCGATGCGGTAGAGATCAGCGAGGCTCGTTATCTTGAGGTCATCGCCAACCCGCCCCCTGGAAAGATGCGCAGTCACGACGCCGACGGCCTGCCAATATTGATTGATCCACCTCAAGCCCTGATAGCAGAGTTGGCTGAGCTTGCCCATTCGCGTCAAGTTGAAGCGTTAAATCGAGCCTGCGAATCCGCCATAACCGGCGGGTTCCTCTCGAATGCTTTGGGCGCGCCGCATTATTACTCAAGCCAATTGGAAGACCAGTTGAACCTGACGGGCGTGATTCTCTCCGAGGTGGATAGCTTGTACGCATGCCGCGATGCGCAGGGGTTAAAAGATTTTCGTCAGCACACTGCGCAACAGATGCGCCAGGTGGGCGACGACTTTACGGCCCTCAAGCTGCAGTTGCTGCAAAAAGCCAACAGGCTCAAGCAGCAACTCGATCTCGCTCTTGCGGCTGGCGATCTGGCGACGTTGGAGTCTGTGACCTGGGAGACTGAGCTTTGAACACCTGGGCACCGGTGACCATGCGCTGGCCGGCGCAGTCGACCCAGTGGATGGGCGAACTGGCGGCAGCCCAGGAACTGGCCGGTAATGAGCTGGCCAGCACCAGTCAGCGCCTGGCGGGTCTCGACGGCATGACCAGCACAAACCCGGGGCCAGTTGGTGATGCGGCCAAGGGCGCGATTGAGGCCGGCCGTGCAGCCCTGGCCGGGCAGATGGGCGAGGCGCCGGCATGTATGGCCGTTACGCCATTTCAGAGTGGAATAGGGCAGGGACGTGGCCACCAGCGGTTTCTATCCGCGCCGAACTTGCTGCAGCAACTGGCCGCCAAGTTGGTCGACGCCAGTGACGGTGGTCGACCGGCAGGCCCTCAATACGCGCTGTCGCTGATGTTCCTGGGCACACGCTTGGATCAGTTCGCCGAGACCCTGGCGCGCTTCAATGCGCTGCTGCCGATCCCTGACCTGGTGCGCGCTGAACGTCGGGCACGGAACCTGTCGCGGCTGGAGGCTGAAAAGTGGGAGATCCCCAGCGCCGGTCCTTTACCGCGCTGGTCTGCGCTGCCCCTGGAGCGTTGCACGGTGGTCAAAGCAGCCAAGCAATCCATGGCCGGCCAGATCGCTGTGCTGGAGAGCTACGCCGCCGACAGTTCGCCCATGGCCGACTTGGCTGCACTCGCCGGCCGTAAAGTTGCCCAACAGCAGGACCGTGACAAGCAGCTGAATGATCTGAAAGCCCTGCTGGCCGACGGCAACGCCGACCACAGCATGCGGGTGCGGGTACTGGGCCCTGGCGACAATAACGAACTGCGCCGCGCCTTGCTGCAGGGCGATGCACCTGGTCATGAATGGGTGTTGTGCGCCGGCGTGCTGCTGGTGGGCTCGCTGGATGGTTTGAGCTTTGTCCGGGAGCTGGTCGGCCTATGACGCTACTACTCGACGGTCAACAGATCCTGGGCAAACGCCTCAAAATCACGGCCAACCTGCGTATCGAGAGCGACGATCTATCAGGGCAAACCAGCAACAGCCAGACCGCGCACAAGGGCTTTAAACCCAAAACGCTGACGGTCGCCTTGATGATTCCGTTTGTTGACCAGGTGCAGCTGCGCAACCTCATGCGCTTGGCCGAGGCTACGGCCGGCGGTGGTCAGCTGTAGATGTACCGCATCGTCAACGACACCGCCGCCGCGTTCGGGATCCGTGAAGTGCAGTTCTCTGACGGTGTAAGCGCCCGGGAAGATGACACCCTGAACGCCTGGCTGGTGCAGTTCACCCTGTCGGAGAAGCTGTCTAACCCAGAACGGGTGGAGAACCGCCGCGCCGGCAACAGCGTCACGGCGCAGTCCGGCCCAGGTTCGGCCGTCGGCGGTGTCGCTGGTGGTGGCGATGGCACCGGTAGCCCAGAGGAACTGAGCGGTTTTGAACGGACCTTGAAAAAGGTCGACGACTGGCTGGCCCCCACACCATGAAATTGCACAAGGTACTGACGATCGGCGGCACACCTTACCCGCTGATCAAGGATGAAGTGCGGTTGGACATCAAAAGCCCCGGCCGGGCGACCTTCACCATCCAGGCAGGCGCCCAGGTCAACGGTCTGGTGATGCTCGATGTCGGCTACAACGACGGCCCGCTGCAGCGCCACTTCATTGGTTTTGTTGAGCGCTCGACCGCGATCAACAGCGTGCAGCAGATTCTGGTGTGCCGCGAACTGGCGGCGATCCTGTCGCAGCCCATGCCGCTGAACCTGCGCCACGTCGACCTGCAGGGCGTGCTGGCCGAGGTCAGCGACAAGACCGGGCTGCGCTTTCGCGTGCCGGACAAGGCCTACGCCCAGGTCAAGGCACCGTTTTTCTACAGCCTTGCCGCCGGCTACCTGGCCATGGACAGCCTGGCCAGCGTGTTCAACATCCCCGACTTTATCTGGCAGCAGCAGGGCGACGGCGAAGTGTTTGTGGGCAGTTGGGCCGACAGCTTCTTCGGCATCCGCTCGCCGCTGCAGTTGCCTGTTGAACTGTTCGACGGCTACCAAGGCAATCAGAGCGCAATGATCGCGGCCCTTCCAGGACTGCGACCAGGTGCAACCATCAACCAGGGCGAGAGGATCACCAGCGTGACCCTTGCCGGCAATCAAATGGCGATCAAATGGACGACGCAATCCGTCGCAGTGTAGAGCGGCAATTCCCCGAACTCACCGGCGGCTACCACCTGCCACGCTTTGGCCGAGTGGTGGCCGTGCCCGATGCGCCGGCCACACCTGGTCTGTGCGACGACTTCCGACCGCGCTTTGGCGTCGATGTGGAAGTGCTGCTGCCCGATGGCGAGCCGGATCCTGCGCTTCCGATCCTTACCGGCCTGCCGCTGCCGGCGCCGATGGGCGGGCAAGAGGCGGGGATGTTTGGCTTTCCGGAGGAGGGCACCACCGTCGTGGTCAGCTTTGCGTATGGCTTGCCGCATAAACCCTTCATCACACAGATCCTACCCCACGGCCTGAGCCTGCCCCGGGTCCCGAGGGGGGACCAGGTGTGGCAGCACAGCGAAGCCTGCCAGCAACGCGTCGACGCCGACGGTAACTGGCTGCGCCAGACTGACGGCAAGATCCGGGACAAGGCTATCGAGCGGGAAGTGGAAGCTCTGGAGAATACCGAAACCTTCCAGAGCCACACCAGGACGGTGGACGATCATTCGACCGAGTCAGTGGGTGGCATCAAGAAGATCGAGGCGCTGGGCGCGCTCAAGCTATTGTCGGGCGGATCCGCGAGTCTGGCGGCGGTGGACGATCTGCACCAAGCCACTGGCCGCGACTTCAACCATGTGGTGGGGCAAAACCACAACGCCACGGTGGGTGGCGACATGCAGGAGAGAATTCAGGGGCTGCGCAAAAGCCTGGCCGGGGTCAGTCAGCAGCTGCAGGCGCCGAAGAATTGGATCGGCTCAGGTAGTGTGAATCTGTTCCAGGTGGTGTGCGACATGCTCGATCTGCTGCAGCAGATGAACACTCAGCTCGCTACACATACACATGCACCAGGACCAACGCCGAGCCCTACGGATGCCGCAGCGTTCACTGAGAAAGCGGCGCTAGCTTTTGCGGCTTGCGAGAAGTTGAAAGCAATCACTCTTTGACCGTTTTTAACTCTTCTTCAAATTTAGTGTTTTTATGTAGATTTAGTATGTTTTGAATGTTTTCAGCATGTAGTCGCTCAATTACAGGAGGGGTTTTTGCGGTTTTGTATGCGCCTCCTTCAAAAATATAGCGATAACTCGCATTTTTGTGGAGGTCGACTGGCTGAAATCCTGCGAAGTCACAAAGGTTGTTGAAGAAACTATGTATGTACCTAAACGCGGCAATTAGCTCATCTGAAGTTGTGCCCACGGTCATTAGCATTTTAGGACCTTCTTCGAGCGTTACAGGCACCAGAATGCTTTTCTCTGCCAGCTCGACATAGATTTCTGTGAGCCCGAGATTTAAAGAAAGTCTATAAATGTCGCTACACAAATTCGCTATATAGAAATCGTAAGTCAGTTCTGGGTTGGCGTCCGTAAGTACCGCGTGAATTTTCCAAAGTGCGCTTTCAATTTTCCCTTCGATGTCTTTGAATGCGGCTTCGTTCGCCAGTGGTGTTCCCTCGGCTGGCCTACCTATGAAAAAAACTTTATGCATTCGAGGATGTAACTTGAATTTAGCAGTAATACGATTCAAAAATACTACTTCGCCTATCTGGCCAAAGTAACTAAACAATTCTTTCCTGTGGGAATAAAACGAATCAATATTATTTTTGTATCTCGTGATTGTTATCTGATTTGCGGTCTGTGCGGTAGCATGTAAACGAGAAACTAATATGGTTAAAGGTAATGACAGTGAAAACAAGGCAAGGGGGATAGCACTGATTTTTACAAAGGTGGCGAGACCTTCAGATGAAAGCGATATCTCGTAATCACTCCAAATAATAATTCCTGCACCTATTCCATAAAAAAATGGTACTAAAATACTGAACCATAGAAGCCCTTGTCGCACCAAGCCTTGATCAGGATGCATTGTAAATGCAGATACCCACCTGGCTTTCTTCCAACTTCCCTTTCCTCGCACAGCAGCTGCGACTATCGCGGCAAAGATCAGCGGTAGGAAAAGTAATAACACAGCTAAAATTTGATCCAGTCTCATTATTTTCTCGCCGTCTAGCGGGTCTAAATCGTGTGTTCGGCCTCAAACACAAATATCGCACAGTCTCGGCGGATTTACCCCAGCCGACACCACCAAGATTGGGCGTAAGCGCATCCGTCGATGTACTCAATCCCGCTCAATACAAAACCGGTCACAGCCATCCCCGCCAGCGTGGCGTCAAGGAGCCGTGGTAACGGGTCAGGATCAAGCGGCATTCCTACATCCACCCGAGCCACATTGGCGCTACGACCGAGCTCTGAGTTGTTTTCTGAGTTGACCATCACATTGCCCTTAATCGCCGGGTAGCTCCGTCGTTCCTTGGGTGTGAGCGCGACACCTTGGCGCCTCATTGGGGTTACGAGCATATGCATGTTCTAACCCGCCTCGTCGTCATCCTGACAATCCATCAGTGCTTCCACCGCATAGGCAAGTGCGCCATCAGCCTGCTCCAGGAGATCGCTGAGATCGTCATGGTCGATCAGCTGATTCCGGTGCAAGGCGTAGGCCTGGGTCAGCAGGGCTTTGTGATGAGATCCAGGGTGAGCTAGCAAAGCGGCTTCATCACGCAGCAGTGCATGCCACAGCGCGACAGCGGTAGCTTGGTCGACCGACCTTTCAGAATGTTCTTCTCTCATCGCTGGCCCCTAGTGATAGCTGTATGTATGAACAGTATATCTGTGGAGCGCCGTCACGCTATAGCGGATCGATGAAGTGCTGGTCGGTGCAGCTCAGGTCACGGCGTGGCAAAAACAGGTGAGTGAAGAAAAAATCTCGTGAAAAAGCACTTATCCCCCTCCCGCCGACGGAGTTTGCGTCCTTTTTTTGTGCAAAGTCGGATGTAGTGCAAACAAACCCGCAGCCCAGGCGGGCCGGGGGGCTCTGCGGGCGACCGGCAATTTCACAGATTGCAAAGTTTGGAAGATAAATGCAGCGCGGTTGCACAGCAGTGCACCAAGTGGTCACGAACGGGGCGCGGCTGGAACCCCCGGTTTCATTGAGCGGAAAGTGTAAAAACACTGGAACACAGCGTCTTTCGAAAACGTGAAGGGTCTTTTGGCGGGAGGACTCTGAGGTTCGGCAACTGAAAAAAATAGCGCGCCACCCAGTATTTAGGTGAGGGCGATAGATTTGGAGGTTTTCACAATTTCGACACGCATTAATTAATGCTAATGCGACCCGCGTGCTCTCAGACGTGCCAGTCCTTGCTTGATATGGCCAGCGTTGTCACCGATCGTCTCAAGGGCGCCGCGGACGTTCTGACCCAACTGCGGCGACGATTGCGACTCAATCTGCAAGGTCAGCTCCATAACCGCCGCCTCCAATGCCAACTGGTTTTCATACAGCCTTTCAAGTACGTCTGGTAACGAGTATTTGTCCGACATGACCGACTCCGTTCGTCAAATCCCCAGCATAGACGATTCCGATTTTTGATCCTCGGCCGCCTGTAACCGCCTGCAGCAAAAGCGCCTTTCAATTGAGATGGATTCTCAGGCGTAGGGTGGGTATTTCAAAAAGAGTAATAAAAGCAATGTGCGGTCGGAAACGGGCTGGAGGCCACGGCTTTGCTGGGCCTTGGGTATCACATTGAAAGGTAATATGAAGTGATATGAAAGGTAATATTTTGGCCACCCCCCCGGTTTTGTTGGGTTTGGTCCCTTTGGAATATCACCTTATAAAAGAGTAATACAATTACTTCTATATCACTGAAATATTACTCTTTCCGAACACCACTCAAAGCCTTATAGCACGTGGCTTTCAGCCGTGTTCGGGCAGCTATATCACCTTTATTACTATCTTTTCGAGCACCCTCGAATTTTAGCCGAAACGGTCTTGAGTGGGCTTGGCGTAGAGTCTGGAAACTATATGGCCTTCAGTCTATGGATTACCCACTCGCATAGCCTTGCCATCGTGATGGCATCATGCTCAGTGATATTCGGTTGAAAATGCGCGGCCTGGTTTCGAAGCTGATAGAGCTCTTTAAAGGTGCGGAATGTAGGCTCGTCAATGCAGCCGAAGGCTTGCAATGCCTCCATTTTCACTATCGTGAAAGATTCTTCGTTATGGGCAATAAACAACTGGCGTCTTTCCAAGGCGCGATCGATTTCGGCCTCAAGACCCGCCCAGGCTTCTAATATCGCCTCGCGTGGGGATACGGATGCAATCTCGACAATTTTCACTGGAGGGAGATTGGCTGGGACTGGTTGTGTGGTGGAATTTGCATCCAGAGCAGCAACCTGTCGCTCAACATCTTCGACGGTTTTACCAAAATCGGCCACTAGCGAGCCGTATTTTATGGTCTGCGCTCTCGATATCAGGCCGGCAAATGAGCGCCTGAATAAGCACGCAATAATGACTGCTGCGATAGGCCAGGTTAGGGAGGATATTGCAGAGGCGAAAAATTGTTTCCAATCCATTGGTGTCTACTCTCACGTGCCTGCGTTAGGTGCCGTATGAGCCGTGGACCGGATCAAAGCGGCAGGAGACCAAACCTTTTTCAGCTTTGTTACGTCGGTTGTTACGTCTGACGAAAAAAACAAAGGCCTGCATCGCTGCAAGCCTTTGATTTTAAATGGTGCCGGCACCAGGAGTCGAACCCGGGACCTACTGATTACAAGTCAGTTGCTCTACCAACTGAGCTATACCGGCGTGTTAGGGCGACGATTATAGCGATTGGCAACGTTCTGTAAACCCCTGAATTCTGACTATTTTTGCAGAACCCGAGCTTTTTTCACGAACGCCCCTTTTTCCGGCAAGCACGGGTAGGATTCTTCTCTCGTCGCCGGGCGGCCTGGCCGGTGCGATCTTGAGTTCATC